ATCAAGTCCAAAAAAGGCGATGGAGCGATTATCTTTCAGGGTATGCAAAACCATACAGCCGACAGCATTAAGTCGCTAGAAGGTTATGATTGTGCTTGGGTTGAGGAAGCCCAAAGCCTGAGTCAAACCAGCCTTGACCTACTAAGGCCAACAATTCGTAAACCCAACAGCGAACTATGGTTCACATGGAACCCTCGCCAGCAATCCGACCCTGTAGATTTTCTATTGCGTGGGCCAGAGCCTCCAGCCAGCGCAACCGTCATTAAAGTCAACTTTGGTGAAAACCCGTGGTTTCCCGAAGTCTTACGGGAGGAAATGGAATACGACAAACGGCGCGACCCTGACAAATATCAGCACGTTTGGATGGGGCAATACCTGCAAAACAGCAGCAGCAGAGTATTCAGGAACTGGAAGATTGACGAGTTTGAAGCACCTGGCGATGCGGTTCACCGACTAGGTGCAGACTGGGGCTTTGCAGTTGACCCGACAGTTTTGGTGCGCTGCCACATTATCGGACGCACTCTTTACATTGACTATGAAGCCTACATGGTCGGCTGCGAGATTGTGAACACGCCTGATTTATTCATGCAAGTGCCAGACGCTGAGAAGTGGCCTATCGTGGCAGACTCAGCCCGACCCGAGACCATCAGCCACATGAAGCGAAACGGCTTTCCCAAAATCATGACAGCGGTTAAAGGCCCAAAATCAGTTGAGGAAGGCATCGAGTTTTTGAAGAACTACGACATCGTGGTTCACCCTCGCTGCACACACACTATTGACGAGTTGAGCCTATACAGCTACAAATCAGACCCACTTACTGGTCGAATTCTGCCAGTGCTTGAGGATAAGAAGAACCATGTAATTGATGCTTTGAGGTATGCCTGCGAAGGCGTAAGGCGTGCAGCAATCACCAAACAAGCTATATTTACGCCATTGCCCAACGTCAAACGCTGGTAGATAATGAAGGACAACTATGGCACGCATACCTAACGACCAACGCCTTGCAAATCTGCACTCTGAAGCGCTGCGGCAGTTTAATGATATCCAAACTGCGCTACGTGATGAGCGCTTGCAATGCTTGCAAGACCGTAGGTTTTACTCACTTTGCGGCAGTCAATGGGAAGGCCCACTGTGGGATCAGTACGAGAACAAGCCCAAATTTGAGGTTAACAAAATCATGTTGGCGGTCATTCGCATCGTCAACGAATACCGTAACAACCGAATTACAGTCGATTATGTAAGCAAAGATGGCGCAGACAATGACAGACTGGCTGAAGTTTGCGATGGCCTTTACCGTGCTGATGAGCAAGCATCGGTAGCTGATGAGGCCTACGATAACGCATTTGAGGAAGCTGTAGGTGGTGGCATTGGTGCGTGGCGGCTGCGGACGGTATACGAAGATGAGGAAGACCCTGAGAATGAGCGCCAGCGCATCAGATTCGAGCCAATCTTTGATGCTGACTCAAGTGTGTTCTTTGATCTGAACGCCAAGCGCCAGGATAAGTCTGACGCAAAATATGCCTTTGTAGTCACAAGCATGACCCGTGAAAGCTACAAGGAAATCTACAACGATGACCCGACTGATTGGCCCAAGATCATTCACCAATATGAATTTGATTGGGCAACGCCTGATGTGGTGTTTGTGGCTGAGTACTACAAGGTTGAGGAAAAAACCGAAGTCATTCGTATATTTGAGGCCATTGACGGTTCAGAGGAACGCTATACCCAGCAGGACTTTGCAAACGATGAAACCCTAGAAGAAACCCTCATGGCTGTCGGCACAAGGGAAGTGCGTCAAAAGCGCATCAAGCGTATGCGTGTACGCAAATACATCATGAGTGGCGGCAAGGTTTTGGAAGATGCAGGCTACATTGCAGGCAAAAACATTCCGATTGTGGTGGTGTACGGCAAGCGTTGGTTTGTGGACAACATCGAGCGTTGCATGGGTGCGGTGCGTTTGGCTAAAGATGCACAACGCCTGAAGAATATGCAACTCTCCAAGTTGGGCGAGATAAGCGCACTGTCCAGCATCGAAAAACCCATTCTTACACCCGAGCAGGTGGCAGGTCATCAGTTAATGTGGGCAGAAGACAACCTAAGGGATTACCCTTATCTGCTCGTTAACCCGATTACTGGGCCTGACGGAAGCCAAAGCATTTCAGGCCCCGTGGCTTACACACGCTCGGCAGCCATACCACCCGCAATGGCGGCACTATTGCAGATTACTGAACAAGATATGCAGGACATTTTGGGCAACCCACAAGGTGCTGACAAGATCGTTTCAGGCGTATCAGGCAAAGCTGTTGAGATGATTCAAACCCGTGTGGATATGCAGACCTATATTTACATGAGCAACTTTGCCAAAGGAATGAAGCGCTGCGGTGAGATATGGCTTGGCATGGCAAAAGAGATATATACCGAAGACAAGCGCAAAATGAAAACCATTGCGACTACTGGTGAGGCAGGGGTGGTTGAGTTAATGCAGCCAACTATTGACACAGAAACTGGTGCGGTAGTGATGGCAAACGACCTATCAAATGCCACATTTGATGTGGTTGCAGAGGTTGGCCCATCGTCTAGCAGCAAACGGGCGGCAACGGTTAGGGCATTGACAGGGATGCTTCAAATCACCAGTGACCCAGAGACTGCGCAAGTTTTGACTGCAATGGCGATGATGAATATGGAAGGCGAGGGCGTTGGGGATGCCAATGCCTACTTCCGCAAGAAGCTACTGCGGATGGGGGTAGTTAAGCCAACCGATCAAGAGGCCGAACAGTTGATGGCTGAAATGCAAGGCCAGACGCAAGACCCGAATGCCATATTCCTGCAAGCTGCTGCTGAAGAAGCAATTGCTAAAGCAGCCAAGGCTCGAGCCGATACGGTTGAGACTGTTGCCACAGCAGAATTGAAACGTGCCCAAACATTGCAAACTTTGGGAAAAGTTGATGAAACTGCACAAAATATTGCACTTACAAATGCAGAGGCAATTCAGCAGTTAATACAAGGCCAAGAAATACAGCCAGTTGTCAGATGACAATAAAAGTATCAAAATGTAATTAACGGCATCCACCCAGCCGTTCAAACATGGGTGAGTTGAATGGGGTCAAAGATGAATGAAAAGGCAGATATTGAGGACAATGAAATCGAGGTAGAAGAAATCGAAGTCAGCGAACCCGTTGATGAAGTTGAAGATACCGAAGAAGTCGTTGTCAGCATTGGTGAGGAAGCGCCGCCTCCCGAAGAACATACTCCTGCGCCTGAATGGGTAAAAGAGTTGCGTAAAACGAACCGTGAAAAAGAGCGCCGCATTCGTGAACTGGAAGCAAGGCTACAAACAACGCAGATTGAGAACAAGCCAATCGCATTAGGTAAAAAGCCAACGCTAGAAGAACACGATTATGACGCTGAGAGATTTGAGGCATCACTAGCTGATTGGTTTGAGCGCAAGCGCCAAGCTGATGAAGCAAATGCCAAGCAAGAAGCTGAAGTTATGAATCAGCAGAAAGCGTGGCAGTCAAAGCTGGATGGCTACAGCAAGGCGAAAGCCGAGTTGCGAGTTAAAGACTATGAAGACGCTGAAGAAGTTGCTCAGCAGCTTTTAAGCGTAGTCCAGCAAGGCGTGGTGCTTCAAGGTGCAGAAAACCCTGCACTGGTCGTTTACGCACTTGGAAAAAACCCTGCCAAGGCAAAAGAGTTGGCTGAAATCAAAGACCCCGTAAAGTTTGCCTTTGCGGTAGCAAAACTGGAGAAGGAATTGAAAGTTTCAAACCGTAGGCAAGCGCCTGCACCTGAGAGAATCGTTACAGGAACTGGGCGGTCATCGGGTGCAGTGGATTCAACCCTTGAACGGCTGAGAGAAGAAGCGGCTCGTACTGGAAACATGACCAAGGTCATTCAGTACAGGGCGCAGAAACGATCAGCATCCAAATAATTTATTAGGAGCTTATTATGAGCAATAGTTTTTCAAAAGAAGAGCGCGTAGCGTTTGAGGACATCCTCGAAGGCTTTAACGATGCTTTGG